ATCCTAAGAAAAGCTTACATAAACATTTAGAGAAAGTTTCAATTAAAGATGTTGATGAAAGAGAAATGGCATTTAATAAATTTTTACAATGGAGAAAATAGATGATAAAAATAGAAAAGGATCTTCCTGTAGAGGGAAGAAGTAAATACAAAGAATATATCCAAGCTATGGTTAATATGAGGAAAAATGAAAGTTTTGTTGTTGATGGGTATAAGATTGTAGATGCAGTTAGAGGTTACGCTTGGAGAAAAGGACACAAGATAGCTTTTAGAGAAATTGAAAAATCTTATGATAAGGATAGGAGAGTTGATAATATAAAATACAGAATCTGGAAACTATAATGAGATTAGATTTACTTACTATTCTATTACCTAAATCACTAGACATGGGAAGTATTGGTAGTGGTAAGGCGCATGACACTATAACACCCCAAGAAGTATCTACAATACTAGCTTATGCTAATCTTGATAAGGTTGAGCTTAATATTTTAATGAGTAAGTATTTAGAAGATGAAGTAGCAAGATATGATTTAGTTACCTATGCTGAGTCTTTTGTTAAAACACAAGATAAAGAAGTTGCTAGTAAAATAGCTCATACAGGGGTTATAGAATTATTTACTGATACTACTTGTTTCTTTTGTAATGGTACAGGACAACTTGTTTTTAACGATAGTGTAGATAAGTGTCTACATTGTCATAATGGGATATTTGTGTGGTCGGACTTTTCAAGGTCGGCTATTATGGGATTAAAAAAAGGAGTGTATATGAAGATTAAGAAAGATTATAAAGAATTAATGAATCATTTAATAGATGTAGAGCAATCTGCGTTAGAAAAACTGGGGGATATATGAGTTTTTTAAGAAAAACTAAAAGAGAATTTTTAGCTGAGAATAGAATTACAGGCATGTTTACTAAAGAACAAATTAAAGTTCTTGAAAAACACGATACAGGTGAAGATGATTATAACAGTAGTGGCAACTTTCCCTGGGGTTCAAGTAATGCTATGAAGTTATTTCTTGTAGAAAAGGGTGATCCCTACATCAAGGCTCAAAACATCTATGCTAAAAAGAAAAGACAAGAGTATGCGCAAAGAACTTTTGAGAAGATTGTTAAAGAATTAAACACTATCTCTAATAAGTCTGACTTAGATAACTGGGGCAAAACCTTTGCTCAAGATTACTCCAGAGATACTCCAGAGTTCGTTAAAGAACTTAGAGTAGAGTTTACTAGAAGAAAAGAAGAATTAAGTATAAAGAATGAAAATTAAAAATACAGAAGAAGAATTTTTTAATGTTTGTAATACTAAAAATATTGATGATGAGGTAGAAAAACTTTTTCTTTATTTTAGAGATAAAGGTTTTCCTAATTACGATATTAATAATTATTGCCCTACAACTGAGTTGGAAAAATTAAAAAAATTTAATGATAAAACTATATTCGTTAGTGGAAGTATAAAACAAACAATGCACTCTTTAGGTTTTTTATGGTGTTTTTTCCCACATTGGGTTGATGTAAAATATAAAAACCAAAAATTAGGGTTGTTAGATTTATGGAATAATGATGAAAAATTAAAAGTTTTAATAAAAAAAACTTATAAATGGCAATTAAAGTTTGGTAATGGTGTATTTACAATTAACAGATTAAGACAAAACTCAAAAATATATTTGAATAAACAAAGTGTAAGTAATTTTAGACCAACCTCTGCTAAATATTTTTATAATAAATATGGTAATAATGGTGTTGTTTGGGATATGTGTGCTGGTTGGGGTGGCAGATTATTTGGATTTCTTTCCTCTAATTGTAATACTTATATTGGTACTGAGCCATGTGAAAAAACATATAATGGGTTAATTGAATTAAAAAATATTTTTAGAAAAGAAAGTAAAAGAATTAATATTTATAACCTTTGTGCTGAAGACCATATCCTTGATAAAGAAAGTGTTGATTTATGTTTTACATCTCCACCATATTTTGATTGTGAAAGATACTCAAAAGAAATTACTCAATCATATATAAAGCACCCAACAAAAGAATTGTGGTTGGATAATTTTTTAAGAAAAATGATACGCAATTGTTATTACTGTTTAAAAGATAATGGTTATATGATTTTAAATATTGCAAATACTCCACAACATAAATGGATTGAGGACTCTGTTTTAAATATAAGTGAGTTAGAAAATTTTAAGTTAATTGAAACAAATTATTTAAACCTATCTTCTGTTTCTGGGAAAGGGATAAAAAGAGAGCCAATATTTGTTTTTAAAAAAAATAATAAAATAAAATAGGTGATACATGAAAAAGAATTACTATTGTTATAGAGCCACAGTTACTTTTAGTGGAGCAGTGGGTGCTGAGAGTGAAGAACAGGCTATTGAGAAAGTAATTGCTGAGTCTGAAAGATTACCAGAAACAGTTTCTTTTAAAGAATCAGAAGTTAAGGTCAAGAAACTCCAAAAAAAGCCTTCAAAGGGCTTATATCACGATTCTAAGTACGATTGGTAAGAAATCGGCTTCCATACGTACCCCTAGAAGGCGTTTTTATGCCTTTCCATAGGCAACCAGTCATGACTAATTTACAACACGCTTCTCGCTATCAATTTGCTCGTTAGAATCGACTACTTCAGTTTCTTCTTTCATTTCTGAATATCCTTTCATCTTTGGCGCAAAATTAGGAATAGTTTGCATTAATGTGTTTAATTCTGAAATTAATTCATCATCTGATTTCTGATTTGTATTATCTACATTTAAATTTATAGTTTGACTAGAGAAGTTTCCAAGCTCAAGAATTAACTTAGCTGTATTTAATCTAACAGCATCTTGTTCTGATCTTAATAAATCTTGTAATACTGATATAGCCATTCCAGAAGTTGAGGTAATTCTTTCTTCATTCTTTTCTCTTATTTCTTTTGTATATTTCTTTTTAAGATAAGCTCCTTGTTGTCTTGGCGATTTATCTTTAGACCACCCAGCTTTAATAGCAGACTGAGTAGCATTACCAGCAGTATCTCCCTCGCAGAAAGCATCTATAAATGATTGTTCTTTTTCTTTATCTATTTTTTTAGGCATTTTTTTTCTCCAACCAAGATTGAATTAGCTTTGACACATCACAATCAGGGGTATAAGGTATTGTTAAATCTTCTCTACGTTTAATCCATGTTTTATCTAAAACTAATGAACCATCAACATCAGTACCATCATCATCTCCTGTAATATGAGATACAATAGTAATTGTTTTATCGTTTTCTTCTATTACAAATCCAATGGAAACACATTCTGCTAAATCAGTTGATACTTCATTTATATCTGTCCACCCTGAAGTAGGGCTAATAGCATCTTCCCAGTGTATAAGTGTAATTTTTGTGTTCATGTTAGACTTTATATTTTTTACCTCTGAAGTATGCTGTTCTAAATAAGTTATTAACTTGCACAAGTTCAGGGTGTATAGTTTTCTCTACAGGGTCTACTGTTATTACAGCAAATCCATTATTCCAATCATTAGCTACGTTGTCTTCTAAGTAAGGGTGATAGTCTTCTGATAGATGACCAGTCTGTACTGCCATAGTTGTTGTGGAATAAGTATTGAATGTTCTTGAGTTTAATTGGTGGGTATGACCAGTGATTATATTTAATCCTGCCCTCATAGCATTTTGGTAAGCAGTATGAACACCACCTCTCATTCTATGTTTAATCATTACAGTATCATCTATTAAATGACTCATAGCCCAATCCCAGTCAGGAAATATATTTTGCATTTTAAATCCTTCAAAGTCTTCAAACTGTCTTCCCCAGTTAGATACAAATTTAGATAATCTAGTTTCATGATTACCAAAAGTAGCTACTTGTTTAATAGGGTACTTAGCACTATTAATAACTTTTTGAATCTTATTTATTTGTGCTTGTGAATCTAATATCTCTTGTTGAACAGTTCTTTCTCTAGGCGTTATCTCTAAAGTATATTTAGCAAAAGTAGATAGAATAGATAAATCCATAATATCTCCATTAGCGATTACACATTTAAGTTGTCTAGTTTTAACTAAGTCTTGTAACACTTTAAGCATTACCTGATAAGATGCTGTTTCATGTCCTTCAAAATGAGCATCTGAAAACACTAACATTGTATAAGGAACAGTATCACTGATGTTAATACGATTAGTTAAAGGGGGTAAATGTTCTCTGTGGGTTCTTGTTGGGCCATTATATTTGTTATCGTGTGGTTTAAGTTCTACACCTGTCATTTCTTCAGCTTGTCTTCTATAAAAAGTCATAGTAGCTGAGTCTGTAGATTTACCTAGGTAAGTAAAAACATCTTTTTGTTTTTTCATTCCTGGTAGATTCCAGGCTCTAATTATGTCGTGTGCAAATGCTTTAGATATTGATGACCTATTCTTGCTTGGCATTTATTTTCTCCTTTGTTTCTTTTAAAAGATATTCTAAATACCATTTAGCTTTTTCTAAATCTTGGACAGGAGTACCTTTATATGGAAAACGAGTAACGTATTTAATTATATTTCCACGAACATAATCCATATCCCAAGAACGAATGTACTCGATTGTTTCAACTCCCTTAGTATAATGACTAGGGTGGTTAATATTGTCTATCTTCTTTTTCTTCATCTATCTTCTCAAGCACATGTTCCCATGGTATAGGAATATATTCACTATCCCATGTTATACCACCATAAAGGTAGTCTTGTCTAGTTTCGAGTTTCCCTTTGATTCTAAACAACGCTTGATTATCAATAGACTTGATAGCTTTTATGATTTTCATTTCACGTTTTGTGAAAGGAATATTCATACTCATAACTAACTCCAGGTTAATAATTTTATACAAATTAAAACGATTAACACTATAGTCAGAAGCTCAAAGATACTAACTTCAGGCTTCAAATATTTAGTTTTTATTCTATAAAAAAACCAATTAAAAAATTCAGGTTTAACAGTAATAACAACTCCTATTAGCAATGCCAATAGTAGCGCTTCTTGTATCATTGTAATAAAGGATTATCGCTACGAGCTTTCATTTCATTAACTTTAGCATTTAATACTGCTATCTCAGCTTTGTTAATAGCTATGTCTGCTACAATAGGTTTAACATCAGGAGCTGATTTCTTTTCAAGGACAGCTAAACGATTTGAGATTTCTCCAAACTTAGAAAACCCACCACCAATAGCTATTGTAATTGAGAGTAAAACTCCCCATGTTTTTATATCTTTAAAATCCACGAATCCTCCTTAGATGTTCTTCTGCTCGTATTCTGTTATCTATAGATTCCTGAAGAATCTTTTGGCTCTTT